CTCTCCGGTGAGTATTACCAATTCCCGTTGGACTTGAGCCACTCTTCCTTTTCTTCAAGTGTCATCTTGTCAGGGTCGAGTTTTGTCCCTTCCCTATTCAAGACTCTATTGGTAATCCCTTGGTCTGACTGTTGGGCTTTCACAGTTCTGGCTTCAGATTTAACCTCGGCTACTTCAGATGTTATCTTTTTCGCTCGTGTAAGAGCCTTTCGTGCCGCCTCAAGACGAGTTATGGTTGGATTTCCTTTAGCATCGGATGATGCTTTCCAGATTTCAAACCCCATTGCATCAATCTCAGGGTTGTACTCTTTGCTCTCAGGATTAAACTGAGGCACTGTCCCTTTTAAGAACTCTATCTCCAAAGCGTCTGCCTTATCAGCAGGTTTCAGCGCTACGTTAGGTCGTTGAGCAAGCGGTTTTTCCGTTTGTTTTCTCTCAGCTTCCTTCCATTTCGCATATACCTCTTTGAATCGAGCTTCAGGTACATACCGTTTGCCTGTTTCGTCTGCTGCGGTTTCAACGAGATCAGGTTGATCATCATCGTTTTCAGATTTTGGTTCTTCCTTGGGTGGAGTCGCCTCATCCGCCGACTTCTCTGCCGTTGCAGTTTCCTCTACAGGTGTTTGTTCTTGAGGGGCTGATTCCTCCTGAGCAGTCTCTTCTGCTATCTGTCCTTCTTCATCAGTGACCTTATGGTCATTGAGAGATGCAGCTAAATCGTCTATGGGTGCCATATAGCACTCCTTTCTGCACGGTTAAATAGGTAACCGAGAACCTCCCGTTTGTTAATAAGCACCTTACGGTGGATGCACAGGCTTTTGACCTGGAAAAGAGGTAGTATCTAGCCTACCTCTGTCTCAAATCAAGAACTTTTCCTTCAACGATTCTCATATATCCGGGGATTCTAAACCCCCAGTTACACGTCTCACAACTTGCCGTCCCGTCCTTGTTGTCTCTATACCCAATATGGGTCATCCAATTCTCTTTTGTATGAGTAGAACACACATGAGAGACAATAGGATTTGATATATACGTCTCCCCCTCAAACTCATCCTTCGGTAGATCGTTTAATTTTTTCATTCTTATCCTTCTCTATCTTGTCGTGTAATACTTGAATATCGTTATCTATATTCCCCATGATCTTACGAAGCCCAATCAATTCCCGTCTCTCATCTTCAAACTCTTGAATGGGTTTTTTATCACTCAATAACAGATTCGTAGCGAATTGTTGAATCTTATTCTGATACCACGCTTTGACAAATCCCCATCCACGGGTTCTAATCAGTTCTTCAAACGCCTCCCCCCGCTCCAATATCTCCTGGTATGCTTTGTCCTGGTCCATTTGCGCCTCCTTTCATCATTTGTTCTAAGTCAATTTGCGGTTGCATCTCTGCGTTTAACCCCTGAGGTGGCATAGGCCCGCCCATTCCTTCTTGTCCTACTGCTTCAGGGGTAGGAGTGGGTGGTTGGTAATCTTCTAATACATCGTTTAACTCAATCCCTATGTTGAGTTTCTCAAAGACTTTTTCCGTAAGAGCGGCATAGTTCAATCGTTTCCCTGATGCGGCCAATCCTTGTACCCAGAGGGGGTCTTTCATCTTATCTAAAGCAACAAAGAAGTTTTCCTGAAGCGCAACAGGATCGTTTAACTGTTCACTAGAGGGGCTGGCGATGAAATCATAATCCCCAACGATAGACGGTTGGATATCTTCAGGCATGAGTGTGAGAAAAGCGAAGTTATCATCCGTACCCACTACAAGTTTTGCCTCAGTTTCTAAGTCCCCAGGGATAATAGACTGACCCTGATTGTCTATCCGTCCTAAATCCGTCTTCTCTTGGAGATATTTCACGTCATTTCGTCCTAAGATACGTACTTTTTGTGTCTCTGTCGTGTATTGAATACGTAAATCCTTCCATTGATTAGCCACTCTCTCTACAACCATGTGATTGAAGAGTTGAATCTTTAACTTAAACTGAGCATTTGCTTCTTGTTGGATGAGTCTGATCCCGGTAGCCGTCTTATTCCCTACGTTCTGTTGATCATCTACTCCTGAGGTGTAGTCGGTAATCGCTGAACCATTCTGAAGGGCCGATGTGAGGTAGTTCATCGTCTGAACAAAGGTCGATCCAGTCACATCAGGCACTTGAATCACATCAACCGCATCCATATCTCCTGTGGTTACGATATTCCCCGGTGCTGAAACTAGCGTGTGCATATCTACATCACTATTCTTCTTCACCTTCCACATGGAATTGAGGGTCAGTTGGACGTTATCTAACCGTTGATTCAAGACCGCATTAATAGCTCGTTGTATTCTATCGAGAGGTTCGATCTCTCCCATGCCAAAAAGTTCACCAGGGTAGGGATAGTCCACCCCATACACAATCGGGAGTTGTCCGTGAAAATAGGGATTCTCTACATCCCGTATGACAATCCCATACTCTGGTACAGAAAAGAGCCAACGATCCTTCTCATACCGGATGAGAACGACAAACTCAGGGTTGCTCTTGTCCTCTCCATGAAGTTCCTGCGTGGAGAGCATGACCCTACGATGTTCCCGATAATTTATATCTTGAGGTTGATAGCCTCTCTTCGTATTGTCTTGAGCTTTCTTTGCATCCAGTGCCGCTTTTAACTTATCTAAGTTCTTCCAGTACTCTCCCCCTCGTGCATCATTCTCATTCTCTAACTCTTCATACGTCTTAAATGTCCTATAGATAAACCACCGCATATTGTCTAGGCTTGTTGCGTTAGGGTCAGGGAAACAGTCGTAGATATTGAGTGTTTCAAAGTTCGGACCATCGTACTCTGTGTACATAACCTTTTTATTATTTGTCGGTGTCCACACCATCTTCCCGTTTACTTGTTTGGGAACCATCTGTGTCTTCTCACATTCTCTAAAGTCCCAATAGGTTCTCCCGAAGGATGTACCGAAAAGAAGCATGGACTTTACAAACATGACTAACTTGGGGAACATCACGGCTCTCCGCCAATCATACTTCATAAGAGCATTAAGAATTTGATTTGTTTGAACATCTCCAGCCTCTACAGGATAAAATGAGCCGGTGGGTTCGTTAGCTACCATCCGAGGAGTGATCGTTTCAATCACTCTGAAAATACGGGGATCAAAGACTCTCGCATTATGAGGATAACTCGCAGAGTCGATGTAACACCGATAAAGCTCTTCTTGGGAGTTCATTCTATCGTGTACGGGGTCAAGGTATTGCTTGGCGAGCGTAAATTGTTCGTTCAGCTCTTTGAGTAAAAGTTCATCGGTTTTCTTTGCCATAACGAATTGTTCATATCATCGAAAACCTATTGAGTCAAACTATATCCCAATGACTGAATCTGCGGGTTTGAATTTCGGTAGGTTTGCCCAATCTATCTCTTGACTCGGACGTAATGACTCCATCCCATACCTCAGAGCGTCCATTGCGTGATTGAAAATAGGAGAGGGTTCGTTTATGATCTTTCCTTCTTTATCCGTCATCCATAAGTAGTTTCTATATTCTTTCAAGATACTGATTGACCGTTTCGTGACACTAATCCTTTTATCTTGCACATACTGTATTCCTTGAAGAACTGATCCTTTACCCTTTTGAGAAGGGATGATATTTATCCCATACGAACGAATCTCATCGATACTTTTAGGTTCAGCACTATCAGCTACCGCTAGTGCTCGATCACAATTCATGAGAATGTCAGCAATTTGTTTGTTTGTTAATCCTTTTTGGTAACATATCTCATCGAAGATATATGAGTTGTTCCACGTGTAAATTGCTACAATAGATGTGGGGTCGTTTGAGTACCCAAAGTCTATCCCATATCTCTCTAATCTTGCTTCATGAGGGACGTTGTCTACTTGTTGCCAATCAATGTAAATGCGTCCTTCCGCCTCACCGAGTTCTCCCAATCCATACACCTTCCACCAGTTCTTGTTTCCTTTCCGTACTTCGATGGTTTGAATGACAAGAGGATCAAGGGCTTCGTTGTCTAAATAGGTTAGGGTAATAAAGTCTACATCTTGTTTCCCTAATACCTCCTCATACCACCAGAACTCTGACACCGGATTCCAGTCTAACCATACGATCTTCTTCGTTCTAATTTCCAGTTGCGTGTACGTTTCGTAGCTTATATTATTGGCTTCGTTGATAAAGAGAACATCCCTTCGAGGCCCTCTGACTTTCCCTGGTTGATCTGCACTGAAGAACTCTATCTTACTTCCCGTTTCAAATGTATAAATACAATCCGTTTTATTCCATGCTTCATCCTTCCAATAGTTGTGATCACCCATAATGTTCTCAAAGTCTCGTATTGCGCCACGCTTTAAGTGAGGGAAGGTCTCGGAGACGATAGAAATAACTTCATTCTTATGCGATTGAGCGTAGTCTACTAACCACATGATGATGGAGACTGTCTTAGAAGCTGATGTACCGCCTGATACACCCCGTATTCTCTTATGAAGTTGAAGGAGTTTCTTCGTTGCCGTTGTAACTAACACTTTGTCCTCCTAACAATGGTTGTGGTAATGGTTTTCCGCCGGATGTAATGTCAGTTTTAGTAGTCTCTACCATGTCGTGATTTACTTTCAAAAGAAGGGCGACGATTGTTGCGTTGATTTCTTTTCCACCGAAGATGCCCGTTTCTACTAAGCATTCCTTTTGCTTCATCTTTAATTCATCCAAAGCGTTGGAAAACTCTGGGTATTTTTTCGCCCATTCATAAAGGGTTGTCTTATTTATTCCCAAACGAAGTGCTATCCCTTCTACCGTTGGAATCTTCATATTCTCAGGGATCGCTTCTTCTAAATACTTGTTTATCTCTTCAATAATTTGAGGAGTGTAGTCTGTTGGTCGTCCACCTGCATGAGCCATATATATTATTATACCATGCTTGACAAGTCATTATAAACTTGATATTATATGATATATGTCTAGAATAGAAAAAATGATACTTTTGCGAAAACAAGGAAAATTACTTAAAGAAATTGGATCAAGATTCCACTTATCTACAGAACGAATTAGACAATTAATTGGATACATCAAACCTCCTCCAAAATATCCGATTGGATTCAAGAGATGTTATCAATGTAAAAAAACACTCCCTATTAGTAATTTTTATAAATCAAAATCAAAAACAAGTACTACAAATAATAGATGTATTTTATGCTTAAAAATAAATTCAAATAAATGGATGAAGTTATACCAATATAAATACCATGTAGGAGGAAAATACTATTTACATTCTTTGGCTAGAGCCGCATTATACAATGCTACAAAAAGAAACAAAATCATAAAACCGAGCGTTTGCGAAATTAACATTGATTGTTCTAAAAGAATTGAAGGTCATCACTATCTTGGATATGATAAATCTAACTATCTAAACGTACGGTGGCTTTGTTCTAAACATCACAAATTAGCAGATAAAGGTCTAATCTAATATCAAATCAAGTGAGTAACTTTGGACACGGTTCTTTCTTTGCTTGTGCTATTCTCAGAAGCTTTGCTTGTATTTCAATTATTTTCCGTTTCTCTGGATACTTCTGCCATTGAAGACGGAGAGCGACGAGTTTCTTTTCTATCTCATTTGAGTTCATACGGCTTCCCTATCAACCTATGTGCTTTCTCTTTTAACTCTGCTGTTCTATTACTTATGGTTTCTGGTTTCTTATTTATTATTTCTGATTTATGATTTATAGTTTCTAGTTTATAGTTTAGGATAGGTTTATAACGGGTTATTAAGGGGTTAAAATACTCTCGTACTTTTACTGGTATTCCATCAAGTTCTTTTTGCTTCGCTGAAAGTACTCTATCCCGACCTTCATAGTCAATATATGCACATTCGTGGTTATGATAGACCCAATTTTCGGTGAAAAAACACCACTTCAATTTTATAAGTTCATCTTTACCTGTTTCTAGCTGGTTAGTTGTTAATCCCGTATCAAATAAAATTTGCCGGTCGGTAATGTGTAAATAAGGGGTTAACCCAAGGTGGTCGTTGCTAATTAAGTAAAAAAATAATACTTTAGCTTCCATGCTACAAGTAGCAAACTTTTCATCAAACCACATTTTAGGGTAAATTATTCTAGTTTTCATATAGGAAGTTTTTTAATATAAGGATGTTTCCATAACCTGCTAGATTTTTTACTATTACAATTCCAACAACAAGTAGCCAAATTATAAAAAGAATTATCTTGTGTTTCTCTATAAGGAACAATATGATCTATCTCAAATTCACGATGATTCTCGTCATAAGGAATAATACATAAACGATATGGAACGTTTGATCGTTTAACTTCGAATGTTGTTGCCTCTTTAGAACAATACACACATTTATATCCGTCTCTACAAAAAACTAATTGTCTTCTTGCTACTGATAATTTAGTTCTTTTCATAATAAAATAGGGACTCTGTGAGACAGGGAACTAGCGGTTCCCCATCTCACAAAATCCCCATAAAAATAGCCCACAGTATCCGCTAGCTCATTGGACTTTGTTTAATGTTACCATATATTATACACCCTCTTGTCAACCCCAACGATACGCATCCATGTCTTTCTTCTCACAATGAGGGATATTGATCTCAAAAAGTACCATTGGTTCATCCGGTCTTAAGAATACTTCCTTTACTTTCTTTCCTTGCTTCCGTAATTCCTTGGGCATAAATTGTTTCTCTCCCTTGGGAGTTCGTACCACTAAAAACTGACAGTTGTGCGTTGCCTCTTTCACATATTTTTCAGCGATCCGTACACAGTCTGCATCGTCATAGGTATAAAGGGGTTTTTCTATTTTAATGACGAGAACACGGGGGAATCGGTGGATATAGTCTTTCATGTGCATATACCTTATTCTATCACTAACGCCTTAGTTGTCAATAGACGCCATTGACGTTATGTGGTATACTGCACCTATATGAAAAAAATAAAAATCAGTCATATCGCTTGGACATTTCAACTAGATGGAGAAAATTATGGCAATAAATTCAAAACGATAAATGTATCTATTCACGATATTGAGAAAGTCGGAATGTTAATTGGTAAAAATATAAGTTTATCATTAAGAGAAATAATCAATAAAAAGAAAGGAACTCTATGAAAACATATTCTGACACTGATCTCATCGCTCTTGGTCTTCAAATACAACAAGCCCGTTCAAAAGGAGGAAAGACTATTCTTGAAAAGTTTGGCAAAGAACATTTCTCGGAACTTGGGAAACTCTCTGCACTCAAGAAAAAGAGCATGAAATATACCGATAGTACGCCACAAACGCAAGAATCTGAAGCTACAGATAAACTTGACAATACAACGTCTAAGGCGTAGAGTGATAGGTGGAGGTACGAAATATGAAAGAAAAACTAACCGTCTTTATGAAACGCCCGCTTGTCCACGACTTAGGAGTCGCCGGAAAGGTCATCTTATATCAAGTCATGGCGATACTTATGATTTGTGGAGTTCTTTATTTAACAAACTTCACCGTCACGATTTCATCTCGTATTGTGTCACCTATTACGGAGAAAGGAAAATAATATGACTACTAAAACAAAACAACTCACCAAAAAAATTCTCATAGACTACGTTGAACAATATGACCTCTGTTTTCAAATGTTCGGTATGGGAGCGTGTGATGAGAAAGAATTAGACCATGGATTGAGTACGATCCGTTCTGCAACGGAGAATAAACTCATCAATCTCGGACTTGAACGATGGGAAGCACTCTCGTATATGACAGATGCACTACTTCATAGGACAGAATTATTGAATTTGTATCAAGGAGGCGCATATGAATGATTTTAGCAAGTTTCAATGGAGTCAATTTTCACCGGATCATACAGAACAGTATGTCATCCGATGTGATGAACAAGTAGAATTTGACAAACTGGTGACTACATACAAGACAAAGCTCCCACAAACCAAAGCATTTCCAGATGATACAGGTACAGTAGCTACGCCACCGAGTAACGTACAAGAGGGATTAGGAGTATGTGAAAAGTGTGGCGCACCAAATAAACTCAGTAGACTAGGAAAAAAGTATTGTAGTGCCTTATGTTGGAAAAAGTAATATGAACAAACAACACTGTGAAGCATGCGATATCGAAGTATCAGAAGGAATCGCACGCTATTCACTCAATGCGTTCAAAAAAGTTCTCTGTATAAAGCATCAAAAAGAGGAACGGGAGAAAACATATCCGCCAAAGTTAGCGTCATTTTTGAATAAAAACTTATGAAAACATATAAAGGAATTAAATATCTAATTAAACAAAATCCAAGAATGTATTTTTGGTTGGCGTATGTACGACTTCCCGATAATCATAAATGGACTCAAAAAATAAGCTATGACGATATTCCTATAGATTGTCATGGTGGACTTACATTCAAAGATTCATTTGATGGAAATGAGAAACCAGAAGAGAATTGGTGGGGATTTACCAAAGGAACGTGGGTAGGATGGGATTATGGTCACGCAGGAGATTTTGTAAGCTATGGAGAAAATCCTCTTATTTTTGCCAATGATAAAAAATGGGAATATGAGGAAGTAGAAGAAGAAGTTAAAAATGTTATTAAACAAGTTTTAGAAAACGTATGAAACACTCGCTCATTCTCACCATCTTCAGTATCCTCATCGGTCTTACCGTTCAATCCTACGCTCCCCCTATGTTTCAGGCACTAGCGGTCACTACAGAGCCTCAGAAGATAGCCGGAGAGTCCGCTACCCTGAAAGAAATCCCCTCTCAAACCATGGAAGAAGCGATCGGGAAAGCAACGCATTGGGAAATGATTATGAAAATCTGGACACTTGAATCAAGTATGGGCAAAAACCCCTCTCAGGTCTGCTTGGCTCAAGGAAAAACGAATGAACTAGGCTATGGAATCAACGCTAACTCTCACTTCTGTTACGATTCATACGATCAGATAGTGGGAGTAGTAGACGACTGGCTCACACGCAAGCTCGCCGTCTACTCACTTCCTCAAGTGGTATGTCTGTATCAATCCGGGGAACCCATTGAAGATTGTGGATATTATCGGAAGTATAAATTATTAGAGTAACTACCGTCTAGCGGGGGTTTGGGTAGTAATGGCGAGTTATCCCTCGCCACCTGTCGATAGTCAGTAGAGCTATTCTTTACTGAAGGGAATAGATCGAAAAGCTCTCGACATGTGGGGAGGAAGAACTATGATACCTAAAATAATTTGTTGGTTCAAAAGACATAAACGAGGAAATACAAGATATAACGGAAATAAAATATGGCATATTGAATGCCAACGGTGTGGTTTTTGGATTGAATATACAAGTCCTTGTGTAAGATTAGTTGGTAAAGAAATGAGATTTGGATTTGATGGAAAATAATCTATGACCGCAAGTGATGACGCAATAAATAGGATCATTCAAGAACGTCATAAGTGTGCGTGTGGCTGTGGAAAACCGACACACAAGAGAAAGAGTGGCGTGTGGAATAGCTTTGCAACGGAAAAGTGTCGATTGAATTATCAACGGGTTCATTCAAGGAAAGCAGTATGGTAACAAAATATGTATAGAGTAGCCTTTGGGACAACTAAATATCACAATAAACATACGCAATATGCAGGACATTCGTATATGTCGAAATTAGAAGCAGATGTGGCATGGCAGTTAGATATGAGAATAAAAGCCGGAGAAGTGAAGAGTTATCAGCGACAAGTACGAATACCGTTAGAAGTAAAAGGAAAACATATTTGCGATTACATTATAGATTTCGTGGTGAAGTGTACCGATGGAACAACAGAGTATTTGGAAGCAAAAGGTTTCGAGACTGAAGTTTGGAGACTGAAGTGGAAGATATTTAGCGCATTATATGAAAATAAAAAGAACATAAAACTAATTGTACAAAAGAGATAAAATTGACATAGTTTGAGATATTGTAAAGTCAATCTAATTGTGCAATACTCGAAACATGGATACACAATTTCAAGATTTACAATGGGTAGTTGAACGGGCAATCAAGCAATTTAGAGCAAATAAAAATAGACGGGTATCAGCACTTTTCAGAGATTTGAAGAAAAACCCTCACTTTGCCTTATTCGGGGATTTTTCAATGTTATGGGCGATCAGTGAGGCAATGAAGAAATTGCACCTTCCGATTCACCGGACACAATTTTCATTCGCCTCACGACAGTCAAAGGAATATATGGGTATGTCTCGAAAAGAAAAACGATGGTGGTTGGATACTCTTGTACAATAACCGTCTGGACAACTGTAATTTTTTGAATCGAGGCTAAATGAAAAATGAAAATGGCTGGAAATAGATGGAGAGCTAGGGGACATCACCCTAGGCATAACAACTATGAAACAAAAACCTATCAACATCGCTGAACTAGAACTCAACCATGCCAATGAGAATACAGAGTACTTTGAGAAAAAAGACTCCTGGTTTATCCGTCTCCTCACCTGGATAGGAACGTATATTTGTTTTGTAAATAAAAGGAGGTAAGTATGGATATAAATCAATTAGCCAGCATGAGTGCATTTATTAAACAAGAACTCGCTCCTCTCGCTGAAAAGTTAGGACAAGGAGTGGAGTTTACTTATGGGATTTTTATTAAACAGGTGTGGGTGGAAGCATTGCAGGGATTAATTTTTATTCCACTAGGCATTATTGCGTTAATTGGAATGTGGAAATTACATTGTTTTATTCAAGAAGCTCTAAAAAAAGATAATTTTAGCGACGCTCAATTTCTCTATATTCCAATTATATTTGTAGTAATTTTTTGTCTATTTGGAATAATTATACCTTTATATGGCTTAATTCAAGTTCTTATCAATCCAGATTATTCGGCAATCAAATTGATATTTGAAACAATAAAATCAGTCAAATAATTTGTTGGAGGGATAGATAGTATGAAAACAGCAATAGAAAAAATTAAGTGTAATGATGGATATTTTCTGTGGGTAAAAATCAACGAACTCATCTCTCATGTCACAGAGCTAGAGAAAGAGGTAGAGAGAGTGAAAAACCATATAATAGCTGTAAATAGTAACCATTTAATGGAATGGCATATTGGAGAACCCAAGCAAGAGAAAGGGGTAACACATGAAAAAACTAAAAAATGAAGTATTTAAGCAAATACCAGAATTTCCAAACTATTTTATAAGTAATATGGGTAGGCTTTATACAACAAAACTAAAATTGGTTAAAAAGTTTATTTTCAATAAAGGAAGTGGATATTATCAGGTTATTTTAACTAACGATAAAATTAGAAAGAACTTTTCGGTTCACAGGTTACTAGCTCTTGCTTTTATTCCAAATCCACAGAAAAAAAGAGAAATAAATCATAAAGATGGTAATAAAACAAACAATAATTTAAGTAATTTAGAATGGATAACTCATTCAGAAAACGCTTTACACGCCTATAAAAATGGACTACACGAGTTTCAAAGAGGAGAAAAAGGAGGAAATCACAAACTAACGGAAAAAGAAGTTTTAGAAATTAGGCGATTAAAAAATGAAGAGGGATATTCATACAAGAAAATTGCAAAAATGTTTCATATAGGAGAAAGCACAGCATATTGTATTGTTAAAAAATTAAGATGGGGGTGGTTATGAAGACAACCTGTTGTACGTGTGGAGTTTTTGATAGAGAAACCTATTATGATTCATCTACAAAGAAATTATATTGTAAATCCTGTGGTCTACCTATCTATACCAATACAAAGGAAGAAGACCTTTATGGAAAAGGTGAGGGGGAAGTAGCGGTTGAGATATTAAAGAAAGCGGAACTACGGGAGAAGATAATAGAATTATTACGTCTTAATTTCGATAAATTTTACAATAAACGAAATACATATGGAAAAGGAGTAACTCAAGCAAAATGTGAAATAATGGCTGATTTAATACTAGCGTTACTTGTTAAATAGAATATGAAATGTCCTTATTGTAATCAAGAAGCGAAATGGTGTGAGAATAAAGAGGTATACGGTAAAAATTATGGTAAATCGTATATGTGCTATTGGTGTAAGCCATGTAACGCTTATGTAGGCTGTCACAATAATACCCGTAAGGCTCTAGGGACAATGGCAAATAAAGAATTGCGGAAATGGAGAATAAAAGTCCACGCAAAGATTGACCCAATATGGCGTACAGGTAGTGATAAGACAAATAAAAATTATAGACGGAAAAAACTCTATCGGAAATTACATGATATTTTTGGGTTTGAAGTCCATGTAGGGAAAAGCGATATTGAAATGTGTCAAAAGATATTACAAGTTCAGTTAGTTTAGCGTTACTTGTCCTGTAGAGGAGATATATGACACAAAAAATAACTTTTAGTTCAACAGATACAATAGATGCGTGGACTGGAAATGCTGGGTATTATCAGATACTTTGGCAGATAGAATTATTTGGATTTCGTATTTGTATTTGGCGTAAAGGAAAAGGAGTTTAGTCCTGTAGAGGACAGAAAGGAAGATTATGAGAAAAAAGACAGGGTTAATAATTGGTAAGGGTCGTTGGAAAAAAGACTTGTGTGAGGGTGACGTTATTGAAGTACAAAAATGTGGTCTCATCCTGAAAGGCAAAAGATTTAAGATTAAATATCAAAAAGAATGGGGAGCTTTTATAGCTGACGGAGTAGATAATATCTTATTGTTCTTATTGGCTCAAAATTCAAAATGGACTAATGGTGAAAAACTGGATATAAGCAAATGTAAGTTAGTTTAGTCCTGTAGAGTAGATATATGAAATTAGAAGAACTATTAAAACAAGTGTTATCAAAGGGTTATCTGGTGTATATGGGAAATGGTTGGTATCAAATAAAAGAACTCTATTATTCCAAATCACGACCAGACGAATATATTGAAAAAGAAGTTTGGGGTTGTGTTTCATCAAATACAAATCAAGATTGGTTTATTAGAAATATAACAACTGGATTGCAGGAGTTTTTGAAGTCAAATTATTGTATAAAAGTTAGTCCTGTAGAGGGAAAGGAGCATAGCGTATGAACGAAGCACACACAACCAGTCTTGCCTTATCACAACGATTGAAAGCACTTGGGATTCCACAGGAGAGCGAATACTATTGGGTATTTGAGTTCAAAAAATGGTCAATAAAAAAATTTAAGGATAACGATGGTAAATTATGGGCGGAGGATTTTCCTGAAAAAGTCTTTTCAGCATTTCTCGCATCAGAACTAGGGGAAATGTTGCCAGAGCAATTACATGGGAAATTAGGGAAAGCATCAAAAACTGGAGCATGGCTTTCCATTGAAAAAAGAGAGACTGGTGGATGGCTTTGTTCATACGGAGATGAGGGAATTTACTTTTTGGATAAAAAAGGTAAAACTATGTCCGAAGCTATGGGAAAAATGCTAGAGTATTTGAAAAAGGAAGGATTACTATCGGGAGAATAAAGCGGTATGAAAGGAGCTATATGAGAGAAATAAAGTTTAGGTTTTGGGACGGTAAAAAGATGACTTATCACGGATACCAAGAAGCCGAATGTAGTTTTCATGGTCTATTAGTTTGTGAGGGCGATACAATTCCGTTGCAATTCACAGGTCTAAAAGATAAAAACGGGAAAGAGATATATGAGGGAGATTTATTAAAATATGATGAGGATATTAGAGAAGTTACGTTTGATGATGGAATGTTCAACGTAGGTCATGTTTTAGCAGAACGATACGAAGTCATCGGTAACATATACGAAAATCCCAATCTCTTGAAAGGAGAATGAGTATATGAAAGTACACGAATTTTATGGAAAATATGCAAATGTTCCGTTAGATAAACGGTTTGTCGTCCTTGATTTTAACAAGTTAGGCACGATGAATCTTCATGATATTTATCAACGGATAAATCTCTATGAAGAAACCATGCGACCCATGAGAATTAAAGAAAAAGAATTATTGGAAGCAGTAGAAAAGTTTTTAATGAAAGAATCTCTATGACTCCCCACACACCAGTTCAACCAAAAGACCTAAGCACCTGTTGTTCTGCACCAGTCAAAGCATCTATCGCTGATGAGGGGACGGGATGCTATCTCTGCACAGCGTGTGGGAAACCATGCGACATTCAAGCAAAATTAGGCAAGTCCTTTTTTGACTACTCTGACAAAGAGAAAAAGAGAATCCTTACGGAAGCGTCTATTGAGGGATCAAAAATGCAACGGGAACTCGTAGAGAGCGTGAAATCAAAAGAAAAGAAAATACTTGTACTGACACCAGAAAGATATAAAGATAAAGCATTTCGGAAACATTGTGAAAGTATGGGTGCAATCGTAGTTGAAAATAAACCTTCCCCACCCCAAGAAGCGGAATGGGAAGTGGTGTTTGATAAAGAATTTGGGTCAAATCTTTGGAAAGAGGTAACATTTGAAATAAAAGCACCATTGCGGAGTTGGGTTACTTGTAATGAAGATGTAAAATCTTTTATCCGTTCTACGCTCCAAGAGCAGAAGGAGAAGGTGGTAGAGGAAATAAGAAAACAAGTTTCACTTTTTATTAAAGACCAATTAGAACATGAAGTATCACCGAAACACATTTTAGAGAATATACCATCGTTAATTGAACATATTGGAGATAATCTAT